GACCTTGACGGCGTGAAGCGTCGTGCCGCTGCCCAGTATGCTGCCGACCGCCGTGCCGCTGCCCGTGACCGTCTGCTGGATCGCTTCTGATCCTCATGCGTTCGTGAATCAGCAGTGCCCCGCCGTGCCCGCCCGGGCGGGGTCGCCGCCGTGTATATAAAACCCATGGGTCCCTCTAAGCTATAAAGTCTTGCTTTCGCCAGCTCTTTATAAAACTCACAACTTTTCTATATAAAACAAAAATGGAAACACAAATACCTCAAATGCAAAAAAATCCCGGAGAAAATTTTACAACCGTAGAAGTCGATCCAATAACTGGAGAGTATTATGTGACGATTCCAGAGTGGATACTGAATGATTTTGGTTGGTATGAAGGAACCGAAGTAAATATGGAGGTCGAAGGGGACTGTATCGTAATCACCGAAATCAAAAACGATTGACTTATACTAGATAATACTGTATGATACTGAAGTAATTACACTCTATTATGGCTAAAGGATTTACCGTAAAAGCAAAGGCACCCACACCATCACAAAGCGAATCAGAGTGGGACTATGATAAAGCAAAAGAGATGATCAGAGGAAAGGCAATTGTTTTTTGTCTTCCTGGACGTGGAGTCTCATATACATATCTGAAAAATTTTGTGCAATTGTGTTTTGATCTTGTACAAAACGGAGCAAGTATTCAGATTTCCCAAGACTATTCATCAATGGTGAATTTTGCAAGATGCAAGTGTCTGGGTGCGAATGTGCTGAGAGGACCCGACCAGATTCCCTGGGACGGGAAGTTAAAGTACGACTATCAGTTGTGGATTGATAGTGACATTGTTTTTAATACCGAAAAGTTCTATCAGTTGGTTCTGATGGACAAGGACATTGCCAGTGGTTGGTATTGCACAGAAGATGGAAGAACGACTTCCGTTGCACACTGGTTGGAAGAGGAAGACTTTGCAAACAATGGTGGAGTCATGAATCATGAGACACTCGAAAGTATTCAGAAGCGTCGTAAACCATTTACAGTTGATTATGCTGGATTTGGATGGTTGATGATTAAGCACGGTGTCTTTGAGCACGAAGACATGAAGTATCCCTGGTTTGCACCAAAGATGCAAGTTTTTGATTCTGGTGCAGTACAGGATATGTGTGGAGAAGATGTATCATTCTGTCTGGATGCAAAGGAAGCAGGTTTTGAAATCTGGTGCGATCCTCGTATCAGAGTCGGTCACGAAAAGACAAGAGTGATTTGAGATGGCTGACGAGTCTTACAATATCTACTGTAAGGGACGTAAACTGTACTCTAACTTGACAGAGGAGGAGTATTTCGATATGATGGAGGACCTGTCGATAGAGTATTATCAGACAGGTTCTCCAAGACCTGAAGATCTTGAAACTGAAATTATTAGGAGATTAACAAATGGCTATGCGTAAAGGTGGCGGTTATGTAGAAGGCGCACCGAAGAAAACTCGTCAAGGAGCAGGTATGAATACTAAGTATGCAGCGTCTTCTCGCAATAAAGCAAAGAAAAAGTATCGTGGTCAAGGTAAGGGTTAAATAAGACAGTCAATAAAGTCTTATGAGTTGTTTAATCACCAATCTTCCATCACAAGAAGTATGGGTTCGTAAAGAATACCTTACAGACCATCAAAGTGGACACGGTGAATTTGTAAAGGGCGTTTGGGTTTCGGCAAAGTCGATTCCTGGACGCGCTTTTTATTTTGAGACTTACTTACCAGAATATGCGGCAATGTATGATAAGTTACCTATCAGTGCCTTTTTGTCTCGTCCACAAACACCTGATCCCGATATGAACTTACCAAACCTACAGTTTTGGAACTGTATGGACTATGGTGTAGTCAGTATTGATAAAAAGTTCATTGGTAGTATGGACTTTGAGTGTTATACACGGGACTTTGGTATTCAGAAGGGTGCATATGTCTGCACAATTGACAATTATCACCGTGATCCAGACATGGTAGACTGGGCAACAAGTGAAAATCCTGCCGAACACAAGTCTCATAACCTTATCGAACTGAATAATGGTCAATATGCTCTTTATCCAAACAATCGACTACGCATTTTTGACAATAGTTTGACACCTGCAGAACCAAAAATGCCCGATTTTAAGGTTTCGACTCAATATTATCAGGTAGAATGTGGTTATGATCGTCTTGGTATGGGTGATGAGGACGAATATCACTGGAAAACTGCTCAAGAACGTGAAAATAAATAGCGATAAGGGATAGCAACCCCTCTAAAAGTTCTGATTTTAACGAATCAGGAGCTAAAATGGGAAATTCACCTGTGGATAGAAACAAAGAATACATGAGAGAGATGTGGGGAACCACAAAACTCGCCTCAGACTATGGTTCAATGCAACAAAAACCAAAAAGAGTGCTTACAGAAGTGATGCACGACCTTGCACCACGTCATGATCTTAAAAAACAAACTGAATTGCATGAAAAAATTCGTAATGATGAAGATTATGATGATTGGGAGTACGGAACCGAACCTTCTTATGGAACTGGGGTATAAATAAGTTCAGAAAACTCTAACCAAAATGGCGGTTCAAAGGATATCAAGATCATTTAAAGATATTAGTTTGTCCTTTGAACCACATCCAGTGACAAAGGACTTGCCAATCCTTAAAAATGAGAATGCAATTAGAAGATCTGTAAGAAATTTGGTAGAAACCATACCAACTGAGAGGTTTTTTAACTCTCTTCTTGGTTCCGAAGTTCGTTCAAGTCTTTTTGAGTTTGTTGATTTTGGTACTGCATCTGTAATTCAACAACAAATTGAAATTACACTTGATAATTTTGAACCAAGAATTGAAAATGTTCAGATTCTTGTCGATCCTCGTCCAGATTTGAATGAATTTGAGGTCACTGTAATTTTTGATATTGTAGGTCAAGAGTTTCCGACACAAGAATACTCATTCCTATTAGAGGCAGCAAGATAATATGCCTTTTACTAAGTTTACAAATCTAGATTTTGATCAGATAAAGACTTCAATCAAGGACTATCTTCGTGCAAACAGCACATTTAGTGACTTTGATTTTGAGGGATCTAATTTTTCGGTCTTAATCGATACGTTAGCATATAATACTTATATTACGGCATTCAACTCGAATATGATTGTCAATGAATCCTTCTTGGATTCGGCAACACTTCGTGAGAATGTCGTTTCTTTAGCAAGAAATATTGGATATGTACCACGCTCTAGAACGGCAGCAAGAGCGACAATATCATTTACAGTATCAACTAGCGAAGACACGCCCACACTAACGTTACAGAGGGGTCTGGTGTGCGTAGGGAACGCAAATGATACCACCTATACGTTTTCAATACCAGAAAATATCACCACTACCGTTGTTGATGGTGTCGCAACATTCAACAATATAGATGTTTATCAAGGAACGTATTTGACAAAGAGATTTGATTATGATGGATCTCTTGATCAAAGATTTATTCTAAACAATTCCTATATTGACACTTCTACACTTTCAGTATATGTAAGAAAAACATCCGAAAGTGGTTTGGGGATTGAGTATTCGGCAATCGACAATATCTTAGATACCACTGCCGATTCCAGAATCTATATTCTTCAAGAAGTTCAGGATGAAAAATATGAGATAAGATTCGGTGATGGTATTATTGGAAAGAAACTTGGAGATCAAGTTGGTGGTGATGGAACCGTAATTACAGCAAATTATATTATTACAGATGGAGAAGATGGTAATGGTGCCAGTGTTTTCTCCTTCTCTGGAAGTATTGTTGATGCTTCCAATGCTTTGATTAATCCTGGTAACATAACAATCACGACAAATCAGGCATCTCAAAATGGTTCTAGCATAGAACCAATAAATTCTATCAAATATTATGCACCAAAAATCTATTCGGCACAAAACAGAGCGGTGACCTCAAGAGACTATGAGGCAATTATAAAAAGAATATACCCAGAAACTGAATCTGTTGCTGTTGTTGGCGGTGAAGAACTAGATCCACCAGAGTTTGGTAATGTTATTTTGAGTATTAAACCAAAAAATGGTAGTTTTGTTTCTGATTTTAATAAATCTAGAATATTGAGTCAGTTGAAACAATATACCGTTTCAGGAATTAATCCAAGAATTATTGATCTCAAAATTCTTTATGTTGAAGTAGATTCTTCTGTCTATTACAATAATACTCAAGTTTCAAGTGCAGACTCATTAAAAACTAGGGTATTGAATAGTTTAACGAAATATTCAGAATCACTAGACCTTAATAAGTTTGGTGGAAGATTTAAGTATAGTAAGGTTCTCCAAGTAATTGATACTACTGACACTGCAATTACATCTAACATTACTAAGGTTAAGATTCGAAGAGATTTGAAGGCAACTTTAAATCAATTCGCGCAGTATGAATTATGTTTTGGAAATCAATTCCATGTTAATCCTACTGGACTTAATATCAAATCCACAGGATTTAAAATTTCGGGAGAATCATCCACAGTATATCTTACAGATACTCCCACAATTTCTTCAAATGGAAATACCATAACAAATGTTACTTCTGCAGGAGATCTTTTCCTTAATAGACCGACCAATGTTTCTACAAAAACTGGCGTTATTTCAGTAGTCAAGATTGATAGTAATGGTAATAGGACTGTTGTTATTAAAGACGCAGGAACAGTTGATTATGTGAAGGGTGAAATTATACTGGGAACAATTAATATAACTTCCACAACAAAAGCAAATGGAATTATTGAGATACAAGCATTCCCAGAATCTAATGATGTCATTGGACTGAAAGACTTATATTTGTCTTTTGATGTTTCGAAAAGCACAATAAATATGGTAAGAGATGTAATCGCTTCTGGTGATGAAATAACAGGAAATGTGTTTACCAGAGATTACTATACATCAAGTTACTCAAACGGGAATTTAGCAAGAAACTAATATGATACAGACTGGATTTGATTCTAGAGTTAAAGTTCAGCAGATTATTGAGAGCCAACTTCCAAGTTTTATACTGGAAGAATCTCCAAATGCATCTGAGTTTTTAAAGCAATATTATATTTCCCAAGAATATCAGGGCGGTGTAATAGATATTGCTGAAAATTTAGATCAATATTTGAAGTTAGATAACCTGACACCAGAGGTGGTTGTAGATAGTACAACTTTATCCTCTAGTATTTCTTCCAGTGATACTGAGATTCAGGTATCGAGCACAAAAGGATTTCCAAAAGAATATGGATTATTAAAAATTGGAAATGAAATTATTACATATACTGGCGTAAGTGGAAATACATTTACAGGATGTGTTCGTGGATTTAGTGGAATTACCGATTATCATCAGGATTTAAATCAGGAGGAACTTACTTTTTCATCTTCCTCAGCAACATCTCATACGACTGGATCTAATATTCAGAACTTAAGTTCTCTTTTCTTAAAAGAGTTTTATCAGAAATTAAAATATACAATTGCACCAGGTCTTGAGAAAGTAGATTTCACATCAGAACTGAATGTAGGTAATTTTCTAAAAGAGATTAATTCTTTTTATAAAGCAAAGGGAACAAATGAATCTTTTAGAATTTTATTCAATGTTCTCTATAATGAAACACCAAAAATTGTAAATTTAGAAGAATTCTTAATAAAACCATCTTCATCAGAGTATGTTCGTAGAGAAATAGTAGTTGCAGAATCTATTTCTGGTGACAATCCTCTCAATCTTATAGGACAAACAATAAAAAAATCCACTGATGAAACGACAAATGCATCAGTTTCTGCCGTAGAACCTTTTAATAGGAACTCAAATCAGTATTATAAAATTTCTCTTTTTGTCGGCAACACTGAATTTTCCGCAATTGAAGGAAATTTTACAATAACGGCAAATACAAAAACTGTTGGAGAATCTTCCACAAATTCTTCAGTAATTACTGTTGACTCCACTATAGGATTTCCTAATAGTGGAACTTTGGTCTGTGGAAATAATACAATTACATATACTGATAAGTCAATCAACCAATTTTTAGGATGTTCCGGTATTGATGAGAATATAACAAAAAATTCATTAGTCAGAAATACAGATACCTACTTTGGTTATGAAGATGGTGATACTACCAAAAAAGTAGAATTTAGAATTCTGGGTATATTATCCGATTTTGTTCCAACATCGGAGGACATTAATGTTTCTGAGGGTGATGTTGTAACAATCAAAAATGTTGGTGATTTAATTAAGAATCCCCAACAAAATAAAACATATAAACAAATATTTGCAAATTCGTGGATTTATAATACTGCCGCAAGATATCAGGTATCAGGAACTGATTCTAACTATACCTTGTCTAGCAATATTGATAGATCTAGTTTAAAAGTTGGTGATAGAGTTGAGTTATTAGAAAGAGATACTGAAATTTTAGCAGCAGAAAGTGATAATCCACACATTGTAGAAATTTCCACCAATACGATAAGATTACAAGGTTCTTTTGTATTAGATTCTGGTAAAGAATATGATATAAGAAGAAAGATTAATACTGCTAATAGTTCTGGTGCTCCTATTGAATATGGAAATGATTTAATTACCTCGGATATTCAAAATCTCTACAGTGATGGTGATGATTTTGCATATGTTGCATCAAACTCACTACCATCATCTAAAATTTCTGGGTTTACTCACAATTACAGATATGATATAACAAGTAATATTAAGAGTGCTTCAATATCTTCCGAAAATAATCTTTTCGATTCTGATTCTGATGGAAATTATGGAATTATAGGATTTGCCAATGCCGCACCATTTTTAACTGGTGATAGAATTTATTATCAACCATCATCTACACCACTAGTTGGTTTGGATACAGGAAGTTATTATGTAGAAGTTCTTCCATCTAATAATAAAAGAATAAGATTATATTCATCAAGATCTTTTATTGATGGTTCTTCCTTCTTAAAATTCAGAGTACCAGAGTCTGGACTTGATACACAAACTTTTACCTTATATTCCCACAGATCAGGAGAGATTGGAGTACAAAAAGTACTCAAAAAGTTTCCTCTTCAATCAAAGATAAAAAATCCAGGAAAAGAAACAATTCCAGGAACAACTGGAATGTTAATTAATGGTGTTGAGATTGGAAACTACAAATCTTCTGATAAAGTTTATTATGGTCCACTACAATCTATTGATGTATTAAATGGTGGAGAAGATTATGATGTTATCAACCTTCCCACATTATCAATTCCTTCAGGTTCTTCTAGTGCTTTAGCTCAACCAGTTATTTCAGGTTCTATTCGGGAAGTTTACATAGATGCTCAAGATTATGATATTGATAAAGTTGTTTCTGTTGACGTTACTGGTGGAAATGGATCTGGTGCAGTAATTGAACCAGTTATTAGCAAAAGAGTTAGAGATATATCTTTTGATGGTAGAACATTAACGAATGGTGGAGGTATTAGCACAACTGGAAATAGAATTTCTTTCTTAACAAACCACAATTTAAATAATGGCGAACAGGTAGTATATAATTCCAATGGAAATTCTCAAGTTGTAATTGGAACTGGATCCTCAACACTTATAAACAATGCATCTTATTTTGTAAAAGTAGAGAATAATAGTACTATCAGTCTGTTTAAATCTTTATCCGATTACACAACTAATTCTAATGTAGTAGGATTCTCAACAGGAACTCAGGGGCTACATAAGTTTAGCACAATAGTACCAAAAAATACAATTTCTGAAATTAAGGTAATCGATGGTGGAACTGGATACACCAATAAAAAATTAATTGTCAAATCTTCTGGTATATCGACAATTAATGACACCATTACCTTTGAGAATCATGGATTCAATACTGGCGAACTAGTTACATATGATTATGAAACTACTGTCATTTCTGGTCTTTCCACTTCAAATCAATACTATATCTTAAAAATAGATAACGATACGTTTAGAGTATGTAATGCTGGAGTTGCTGGTACAGATACTTCAGATTTTAATAGGAGAGATTATGTTAAATTATCTACCACAGGATCGGGATATCAGTATTTTGCATACCCATCAATTTCAGTTTCTATAAAATATAATCCTGTAGGTTTTAGTACTGATACTCAGTCATATCAAGAGATTGTTGCAACTCCAATTGTAAGAGGTTCTATTCAGAACGTATATCTTTATGAAAAGGGAACTGGTTATGGATCGACAATTATAAATTATCAGAATAATCCTTCTGTAACAATTAAGAATGGCAAAAACGCATCACTGATTCCAAATATTACGAATGGACAAATTGTTTCGGTAAATATTCAGTATGGTGGAGAAGAATACTATTCTACTCCAGATTTGATTGTTACAGATTCAACTGGAACTGGTTCTGGGGCAAATCTAAGACCAATTATTGTTGGTGGAAAAA